AAAGACTACCCTGAATACCGTGATCTACGTAATAAGCGTAAGAAAGGTATTGCTAAAGCTGTTGACCGTTTGACTAAAGAAGGTGTGGAGTTAGAAGAAAAATTCAAGCATCCTGCAGCTGCCGAATTAATGGATTATGCTAACAAACTTCGTCAAGGTGATATTGATAAAGGTTACTTGCAAAAAGCTGCTGGTCATATCGAAAAACATAAACAATCTGGTATGGCAAGCGATCTAGTTAAGCACATTAAAGCTGGTGATACTGATCCACGTGATAAAGTAATGAATGTGTTACAAAAGCATGATTCTGCATTACATCGTTCAGTAGCTAAAAAGGCTGGTCTTTCTGAAAACTGGGCTACTAAAGCTATGATGGGTAAATCACCTGTCAAGAAAAAGTACAAAGCTCCTACTGAAGATGAAAAAAGACGTGATCGTGCAAAAGATATGCAGAAAAAACAATATGGTGCTATGATGGGTGGATTGAGAAAAGGCTGGAATGAAGAAGTAGAAAGCATTCAAGAATCTGTTAAATGGAAAGCAGGTCCTGTACGTTTAAAAGACGGCAGCCAAATTGTTGTAGATCGCAAAGACGCTAAACTACTAAATGATATGTTTAAAGATCTTTCTTCAAGAAACCAAAAAGAGTTTTATGATATCGCTATGATGGATAAAGCTGGTTACGAAGAAATCGTAGGTTTTGCTAGAGAAGCCTTGTAATAAATTTTTATTATAAATAACTTATAAATAATTATAAAGGAATACTTAATATGAAGTTAATTACAGAAGTTGTAGAAGAATGCAACGTTGCCACTGAGCTTAATGAAGCTACTGGCAAAAAGAACTACTTCATCGAAGGTATCTTTATGCAAGGCGACCTCAAGAACAGAAATGGACGTATTTACCCATCAAATGTTCTTGAAAAAGAAATGAAAAGATACCACAAAGATTTTATTGATACTAAACGTGCCCTAGGTGAGTTAGGCCATCCAGATGGTCCTACTATCAATGGTGACAGAGTATCACACCTAATCACTGAAATGCGTCGTGATGATTCTAACTTTATTGGTAAAGCTAAAATTCTTGGTACTCCAATGGGTGAAATCGTCAAGACATTGATGGATGAAGGTGTAAAGATCGGTGTTTCGACTCGTGGTCTTGGTTCTGTGAAACCTAAAAATGGTATCATGGAAGTACAAGATGATTTCTATCTTGCGACTGTAGATATTGTTACCGATCCTTCTGGTCCTAATTGTTTTGTAAATGGTATCATGGAGAATACTGAATACTTCTATGATATTGCTAAAGGCAATTGGATTGCTAAAGAGTCGATCGAAGAAGCAATTGAAGAAATGCAACAGCAAGTGGAAAGAGAAATTAGAAGAACTGTCCGTCGTATTGATGAAAACACGGCCGCACAAATGTTCGAACGTTTCGTAAAATCACTTAGAAGTTGAAAATTATAAATAATACTCGTAGAGTTAATCCACTAAGTAAAGGGAGTAGAACATATGTCAAATGAGCTAGACGAAAAGTTCGTTGCCGATGACGGTGTTTCTTCAGTAGAAGAGCCAGTAACACCAGCGGGTGGCGCAATTAAAAAGAAAAAGGCAGATGTTAAAAAGTCAGTAGATCCTAAAGCTGACAAAGTAGACGTTGCGCCTGGAATGAAAGAAGAAGCTGAAGCTGAAGAAGAAGCTATCGTAGAAGAAGTTGTAGAGATTGAAGAATCTGTTGCTGCTCTTTTCGAAGGCATGGAACTTTCAGAAGAATTCAAAGATAAAGTAACTCTAGTATTTGAAGCTGCTGTTAACGAAGCTGCTAGCAAAAAAGTAGAAGTGATGGTTGCAGAGCAAGTAGAAGCTCTAGAAACTGAAATGCAAGAATCAGTTGATTCAAGCATAGAAAAAATCATTGAAAATCTAGATTCATACCTCGACTACGTAGTAGAAGAGTGGATGGAAGAAAATACTGTACAAATCGAAGCAGGCATCAAAGTTGAAATGGCTGAGTCTCTAATGGATGGTCTTAAAGGCCTATTCGCTGAGCACAATATCCAAATCGACGAAGAAACTGTTGACGTTGTATCAGATCTAGAATCTCAAGTAGCAGAAGCTATTGAAGTTGCTAATGATGCTATTAATGAGAACGTTACTCTTGCTAAAGAAATCGCTTCTCTAAAAGCAGAAAAAGTATTTGAAGAAGTGTGTGAAGATCTTACTATCACTCAACGTGAAAGAATGAAAACACTTTCTGAAAAATTAGCTTTTGAAAATGCCGAAGAATACGCTAGCGATCTTCAGACTTTAAAAGAATCTTTCTTCACTAAGAAGAAAATTGTTGAAGATGTGAGTGTTGAAGAGGAAGAGATTGTTGTAGAAGAAACTGCTCCTAGAAAAGTCGTTTCAGAACACTACACAATCAATGCTCTTGTTGAGGCTCTAAATACAAGAAGCAAGAAACAATAACTGAAAACTGAAATTTATAAATAGATCCAGATAGAAAACTATTTAACAAGGAGATAGAAAAATATGTCTAAGACTAACTATCAAGCGCTTGTGGAAAAGTGGGGCCCAATTCTTGAGCACGATTCTTTTTCACCGATTGCAGATCAACACAAGAAATCAGTAACTGCTACTATTCTTGAAAACACCGAGCGTGCTCTAATGGAAAGCGGTGATCTTTCCGCTAACATGAGCTCACTCCTTTCAGAAGCTCCAGTAAACGCAGCTGGCGACGGCGGTTTCTCCGCTGGTGCAACTGCTACCGGTCCAGTAGCTGGTTACGATCCTGTTCTAATTTCTCTAGTACGTCGTGCAATGCCTAACCTAATGGCATACGACATCGCTGGTGTACAACCGATGACTGGACCTACTGGTCTAATCTTCGCAATGCGTTCTAAGTACGGTACTCAAGGTGGTTCTGAAGCTTTCTACGCTGAAGCTGATACTGATTACGCAGGTACTGGTACTCACGCTAACGCTCTAGGTGCTGGTTCTGAAACTACTGGTACTGGTATGACTACTGCAGCTGCTGAAGCTCTAGGCGATGGTGGCGGTACTAACTTTGCAGAAATGGCGTTCTCAATCGAGAAAGTAACTGTTGCTGCTAAGAGCCGCGCACTAAAAGCTGAGTACACTACTGAGCTAGCTCAAGACCTTAAAGCTGTACACGGTCTAGATGCTGAAACTGAACTAGCTAACATTCTACAATCTGAAATTCTTGTAGAAATCAACCGTGAACTAGTTCGTACTATCTACGGTACTGCTGTTGCTGGTGCTGCTGGCACTGCTACTGCAGGTACTTTCGACCTTGACGTTGACGCTAACGGTCGTTGGTCTGTAGAGAAGTTCAAAGGTTTGATGTTCCAAATCGAGCAAGAAGCTAACGCAATCGCTAAAGCTACTCGTCGCGGTAAAGGTAACATCGTAATCTGTTCTTCAGACGTAGCTTCAGCTCTACAAATGGCTGGTGTACTAGATTACACTCCTGCTCTAGGTGGCAACGCTCTACAAGTAGACGACACTGGTAACACTTTCGCAGGTGTTCTAAATGGTCGTTACCGTGTATACATCGATCCATATGCTGGTGCTAACTACCTAGTTGTAGGTTACAAAGGTACTTCATCTTTCGATGCTGGTCTATTCTACTGCCCATACGTTCCTCTACAAATGGTACGTGCAGTTGGCGAAAACAGCTTCCAGCCAAAAATTGGCTTTAAGACTCGCTACGGCATGGTTGCTAACCCATTTGCTGAAGGTGCTGCTCAAGGTAGTGGTGCACTAACTGCAAACAGCAACGTTTACTACCGTCGTGTGGCTGTAGCAAATCTATTCTAATCTGGATAGATATTATAATAAGAGGGAGGGATAACCTCCCCACTTATAATAAAAATAAATTAGGAGCCTTTCGGCTCCTTTTTTTTATTCGGCGATTTTATTCTCTGGGCAATCTTACAGGCGCCATTATAGCTTCAGCAAATTCCATAAATTCTTCATTACGAGCTGCTTCTTCTGCTAGGTTAGCTGCATGAAAGATTTTAGCAAGTCGATTGAAATCTTTCTTAGGAATCATACATTCATCTAGCATACGTTGAGCAATTTCTTTTTGCAGGTCTTTTTCTGCTGCTACACGATACATTGAATCTGACATCTCGCGTAGAGCGCCTTGGATTGTTTTACGCTGCTCATCTGTAATTACAGTTGGCAATCCGCTATCTTGAAAATCTGACATAATATAATCTCCTTAAAGTTTACCTTCTTCACGCATTTTTGCACGTATTTTTGTTGCACTAATATTGTGGATTTGTTCACCGAGATCATGCTCGGTAAATGTATATCCTACACCACGGCCATAGCTGATGTCAACTATATTTGGTACTTGCATGATAATATATTCTACACCATAAGTAACACCATGTGCAGCCAAACCATCTTTAATATTTTGTACTACTTCATCATAATGGAATGGGTTATCAGTTTGTGCATCTGTACGTCCACCACCTGCATCTTCACCGACTATACCACCTACATCACGAATCATAATACACACTTGGCCGGTTTCTTTCAATGCTTTCTTAAACAGAGCAGTATGACCATCATGCCAAGGCTGCCATCTACCCAACATTTGAGTGGTGGGCTTTTTAGGATTAAACATTTCTCTTTACTCCCAACTTAATATATTTGTACCACACACGTTCATGCACATAGTACATCACAAATTTTATAACAAGGTCAGCTACAAAAACAGCACCTACTGCTTTTGGAGGTAGACCAAAAAACCATGCTATAAGCGCAGTTGTTATACTTGCTATTATACGCCAAGTTACAGCTTTTGTCAAATGTCGAATTTTACTTACGTCTGTCATCGTTTATTACTCTCTTAATCGACAAATATAGATCGTATCATTTCTCCATCAATTACTTTAAATATATCACACTCGCCACTATGACGAATATATGCTCGTCCACCATCAATCATATTTCCATCAATGAAGATACAATCATGGTGCGATTGACTATACCAATAATCACCATCTTTATCTTTTACCATGCCAAATTCCATTTCTTCAATTTTATCAGCATTAGTAATCATTAGATGATTTTGTAATGGATCCATATATAAACCAAAGTAGCGATTGCCAAATTGCGGATGCGGGCTTTCACTATAGAAAATATCCATTGGCAAATCACTGACTGTTAGATCTGAAGTGCATACGTACTGGATTGGTACACCATCTTTTTCAGAATAGTACTTTGCAACTTTATCAGTGTCAAATAGTGGTGCGTGTTTAATCATACATTATCTCTTTGCATCCATTTGGATACTACTTTCATAAGTTCAATATGTGTATCATTAAACCAATCGGCTACATGATAGTCAATATCAGACTTATCAGGTTCTACAAATATTTTATTGGTATCTTCAAATCTACCCTCTTTAATAGTATCCATCCAAACTGTATAATCTGCACCAAACTCATCACGTGCTTCTTTAGTAGGAGCAACAAAGTCAGCTACACAAATTTTACCAGCTTTTACAATACCATCTGCAAGGTACTTCATACGCATAGCTTGTCGCATACGACCTTCAGGACTAAAATCCCAATCGTCATACTCTTCGCGAATAGCATCTGCATTGATATGAACCGCGCCAATAAGTTCTGAGAAAGGTTTAGCGAGAGTGGTCTTGCCACTCCCAGGTAGACCAAATATTAGAATCTTCATTATCTTCCGTTTACCTTATCAATTTCGTCAAGTATTACGTCAATATCATCAGATTCGATTAATACATTGCCACTTTCGTCTTTGGCGATATAGGTAAATGACCCATCTTCAAAAACGCGATCTGTAATAATGTAGCCGTCGTATTCTTCATTAATTTCAACATCTGAGTGTTTTTCACCGAAGATAGCATTACTGAGCTTTTTAATAAAATTCATAATAAAGACCTCCATGAAAGGCAGCTTACGCTGCCTCTGCCATTTCAAGAGCTACATTGAGAGCGTCAACTTTACGTTTGGCGTTAGTACCAAACCAAGCTGAAGTCATACGGGTGTCTGCAGTACGACCGAGCTCGTGGTCAGCAAGGTAAGTTACTGCGTTGTAAGCATTCCACCAAGTACCGCGACGGAAGTGGTCGCCAGGCTGGTTTTCAACAACTTCCATTGCACGTTCTGCAGTACGAGAAAGTTCTTTGTCTTCGCGAGATGATTCGCCGAATACTAAGCCCATGAAACGCTTAAGTGATTCTTTGCTGTAAGCTTTAGAACCAAGAAACTCAGCAGCTTCTTTGAATTTCTCAACTTTGTTATGACCAAGACCAAGAATTTCTTTTACTTTGTCAGCGTCAAACACTGAACGGTGGTTAACACGAACAGCTGACTGACCTTTTTCAGCAAGAGCAACAGTTAGTGTATTATTACAAACAACTCGTTCCATTACAAACTTGATGTCTATTGCTTTACCGTACTGATGAGGGTTAGAGAACAATAGGTAACCGCGTACTTCGTCACCACCAAACAGTTCAAAACCATCGCGAACATCAGCAAGTGCCCATACAATCTGGCCATCTTTTAGAGAACCAGCTGTATCCATTACCATGTCACCAGCTTTTACGAAATCAGTGAAGAAATCAAAAGCTTCTGAGTTTTGAACTGGATTCCAACCTGGACCTACCTGAGTAAGAATACGGTTGTCAGAAGAACGAACAAGCGCTTCCTGTCCAGTTTCTATTTTTTCGCCGTTGATGTCGATGAAAGTAGGAACTTTGTTAACTTCCCAATCAAGGCCTGCAGCCTTCATCATTTCCTGAGGAGTCATGTCGTCGCCGACAGGAGTACCAAGACCATGCCAAGGTTTACCCTGCGATGAACGGTAAGCCATCTGAGCAACGCCTTCAATCATTTCAACCATATGTGCCATAATATATTTCCTCTTGGGATTTAGTTTGTTTCCATTTGATAAGATCTATTCTATATCGTTTGAAAACAAATGTCAACAGTTTTTTTAAAATAATTTCAAATTTTTTATCGAGCGATTTCATCTTTGATGATCTCGACTGAAGAGCCGTTTGCGCCATCCATAAAGATAGCGTGATCGTATTCACGGATTTCGATATCTTCTTCGCGGCAGTTGCCACCAGCCATGATGTATTCTTCACCGTAGGCTATCGCTTTTTTCTTAGAAGTGTAAGTCATGCAGTAACCATCTTCAGAACCCATAACAACGTAGATCATAATATCTCTCCTTCATTTGATAGATCTATTCTAATCAAAACGAAAGATGATGTCAACACTTTTTTTCAAATTATTTTAAATTTTTTAGTGGATAAGTTCGCTATATAATGGCATGAAGTCTAACATATCATGAGTGAATTCGCCATAGCCAGATTTTACAATGTCAACTACATCAGCGAAGTCTTCATTGCAATCAATTTCTACGACGTAAGAGAAAGGACAGAACTTTTTCACATACTTTTGCATGTAATGTTCCGCATCTTCGCGAGACGTCCAAGCCGTAGACTTGGTAATCTCATAGATATTATTTGCTGAAAAGAGCATTCTATAGTCACCAGTCTCTGGAATTTGAGCAGTGCCTAAGAATACTCCATCTTTGGGGTCTATAATAATGTATCTCATATTTTTATTTATGCCGCTTGCAAACCTTTGTAACCTTCCCACCAGTAAGGTGCTTCTCTACCTTTAACCCACTTTGCAAATGGTTTAGCCATGTGATAGTAATTACGATATGCTTGTACGGGATTATCCTTTACAATACAATCTGGGTAATGACTCATAGCTTGCGCAAATGGTGTTAATCCTATGTCAGGAATAGATGCTGGAGCTTTCTGGAGCACTTCTGTAAGCTTTCCGCGAGTCATATGTGGTTTCTTAAAGCGGTATTCAAATTCATCACAGAGGGCCAGAAAGTGCCTGTAGTGCCATTCATAATTAGCTTTAGATTCCATTGTCCACACAGTACAAGGATGATAGTGATGTACAGCTTTATAAAGTACTTCTTCTAGCTCGTTATTTGAATGAATGTAATAGTTTACCATTCGTTTGCCTGATTTAGATGGACGTTTTGTTGCAGTACCGTCAAGCATACGATGAGCAGTAGAAAGCATTTGCGCAGCTTCTACGATCATTTTAGGAATGTGTTTGTCGCACATCATCTGAGCAGATACAACTGGACATTCATCAAGTACAAAAATATTCATGTTACTTCACCCAAATATGGTTGTATTTTTCAGGAAGATTTTCACAGGTGTACATAGTACCATAGTTGACTACCTTCGTACACTCTTTTGTTGAATACGAAAAGTAGACATCAGGCATGTTGAGAGCGCTGTTTAACAAGTAAATGACTAATGTAAAGCCGGCAACGAAAGCAGCAGTAATAATTAGTGTGTTTTTCATAACATATCCTTTTATTCGATAGACCTATTCTAATCAAAACAAAAAGTAATGTCAACACTTTTTTAAATTATTTTAAATTTTCTTTGAGACGAGCCCACCAAGCTTCGTAGGTTTGCTGAGTAATACACATATTGATAACCATTTCGTATTCATCGACGGTTGCTACATCGTTAAGTGCATAATCGTAGAGTTCTTTGCCGGTTGCTTCAAATTCACCAAGCCAAACTTCATGTTGTCTGATAAACACTCCACAAACGTAATGATATGGTTTGTGCGCTTCCATTATGTCGCTCTCTTAAGTAGCATATTTCGGATCTTACCAATCGCTTTGGTCGGATTTAAACCCTTCGGACACACGTTTACACAGTTCATGATGCCGTGGCAGCGGAACACTGAGAATGGATCATCTAATTCTTGTAAACGTTTATCTGTTGCGGTATCACGACTATCTACTAAGAATCGTGCTGCAGCAAGGTTTGCTTGAGGTCCAAGGAATTTATCTGGATTCCACCAGAATGAAGGGCAAGCAGTAGAACAACAAGCGCACATGATACATTCGTATAAGCCGTCTAATTCAGCTCTTTCTTCTGGTGATTGTAAACGTTCTATTGCAGGAGGAGTATTATCGTTTTGTAGCCAAGGTTTTACCTTTTCGTATTGCTTGTAGAATTGAGTCATATCTACAACTAAATCACGAATAACTGGCAAACCTGGCAAAGGTCTTAGTACTAATGTTTTCTTTTTACCCATTGCTTGAGAGAGTGGAGTAATACAAGCCAACCCGTTAGTACCATTAATGTTCATTCCGTCAGATCCACAAACACCTTCACGACAGCTTCTGCGGAATGTGATGGTAGCTTCTTTTTCTTTTAATAGATGCAATACATCCAAGACCATTATATCTTTGTCATCAGGTATTTCTACCCAATGCGCTTCCATTCTTGGACGATCATCAGTTTCTGGATTATAACGATAAAGACTTACAGACAATTGCATAACATAACCTCAACCATTAATTACAAATTTATTTATCAAAAGATATAATGCGGAAGTCGTTTGTAATTTTCTGCTAATTCATTAATGAGTTGCTGTTCTTTTTGAGTTCTTAAAACATGTGATAGATTTAGACGTTTCCAAGGATTAATACGAATAGTGATATAACTCCATTCGTCGTAATTTCTTTGAAGCATCCAATTAAGAGACCAATACTCGTTTTTAATATCATTAACATCACGTTTACGAATGCGGCCACCTGATGCATCCATGTTTGCTTGACTGTGTGTTACGGTAATTTGAGTATGTTCATTTGATAGTTCTTGAAGAGCCAACATAGTAGATTCTTCAAAACTACGATGCAGAGCTATAGTAACATATGGCTCTGAACGATACGTGAATAATGTTTCTAATTCTTGAAATAGATTCCCTCTATGACCTGCACAGCTACTCACTGGCATATAACCGGCTTTAAATAGAGATTCTACTAATGGCCATATACCATCTTCAACTTGACTACGAAAATGTTCTGAGTACGGACTTATGCTTGCACTCGATTGTCCATCAATATTGATTTTTCCATCTTCTTGTACCTTATTCCAAGGTTTATCGAATACTCTTCTAAAATGTTTTTCTGCAGTAATAGATTCCTTTTTAGAAGGTATTTGAACTTCTGCTCTCGGTGGAGCAGGTATAATTATAGCTGGTGGATCAAAATGTTGCCAACTCATGTGCTACCATTTAACATTATTTTTGTTCATCCACTGATTGATTAATCCAAGAATCATAACCGTAATTGCGCCGATGCCAATCATAGCCCATTCGTTCTTTTCATATCC